ATCTGGATTGCCTGGAGTTATCATATGTTGGATTCCTTAACGACTTGACGCACTAGTTCTGTATCAGCAGGCAATTTTTTAAACTTGTTGATCCAAAACTGTAAGTCTATAATATTACTTATAGCAACCAGCTGTTCGTCACTCAGTTTCTTTAACATTTCCTTACCGTTTAAACTATTAAGTATCAACCAAGGACTAACTTTACCGTCTTTGATATCATATGTTGCACGACTTAAACTAACATACAAGAAATAATGATTCCATACACTTTGATTGTTTTCAGCCCATTCCATCATGTGTTTAATACTACGTTCCAATGCTACTTCTACTGGCTCTGTTTTAATAAGATCCAGCACATATTTTTCATACAATTCTTCTCTGCACCAATGGTCCAGTTTAACACCACTTCGTACTACATAGTCAATAAACTTATCTGGGTACAACGGATTGACGTTACTGACAAAACTACCAAACTTAATAAAAGCATTGTAATAAGGACTTCGAGAAAAATCTTCATATGTTTTTTCGCCTTTGCTGTTTTGGCTAATTTTATAGAATCTATTATAGGTGTCAAAACCTAATACTACATGTCTTTCTGTTTTTGCCAATGCTCTACGTTTTTGCTCGCAGACATGCACAATTAAGGTTTTCTCCTGCATGAAACCTTTTTTGCAATGTTGGCAAATGTATGGCTGACTAACTAGTGACATCATTTAAATTTCTTTGTGATAGTTGAGTCGTCCATGCCATATTGTTTAGCTAGTTCTTTTAAATCTTTATCGGTGGTCATCTTTGCTAACAATTCGATTTCATCAATTTTTTTATTAGGATAGATATCTGTTAAAAATTTAACTTTTTTACTGTCACTACCTGTTTTCTTTTTATTGCCAATCCATTCATGATAGAAATGTGTCTTACCATCGTAACTACACATACACAACAATATCCACATTAGTTTAGGGTGTTTTTGTAGTAGATTCCAATGCTTATTGAAATACTCATTAACAGTTAAAACAAAATGTTGTTGTATTTCTTTATTAGAAGTTTTTGCATTACTAATATATCGATTAAGAATAAAAAATTCACTCTTCAGACTCTTTTGTTGCTCTGCATCCATGGCGTCCCACAGCTCACGAACATTTTCGTCAACTGCTGAAATTTTTTCTTTTAACTCAACTTTTTCACTCATCTTTTGGTCTCAATATTGCATCAAATGCCATTACTGTTCTATAACCAGTTCCTTTCCATGGATAAACAGTGTGCGGAATATGGCTCGGAAAAAGTATAACAGATGCCTGCTGCGGTGTAAACTTCCAAGTATCATTCATGATAAATTTTGTAATATCTTTTGTTTGACTTAATCGAAATAGTATTTGACTGTCGCTAGGTTTACTATCTGGATGCAACTCTGGTGTTTGTATATAAATGTTTCCACTCAGATTTCCGCCGGGATGACTATGCATTTCTTGATAGTCTCCCTGTTGTTGTTTAATAGTCCATATACTAGTTACAACTGGTTTGCAAAATTTTAATTCTTCTGTACCAGATTGTGCAGTTGCTAGTTCCATGTAACCGGTACACAGTTCTTCAAGCCAATCCACTAGCCATTTAACATCTAAATTAATCTGATTAGGATAAACTTGTACTTGTTGACCTCCTCTGATACTGAGTGTAGGATTTCCAGAATCGTTGAGTTCTTTGTACCCGTGAAGTGTTTCCGCTAAATTAAAAACTTGACTAAACACTGGTGGCGGCACGTCATCTATTGCTATTATAGTTGGTTGAAAATATGCTACCTTTAATGTCATTCTACTTTGTCCTTACTTAATTTGTATATCATTATAGCACGATCCAATGCCTTTTGTAAAGTAGGATTGGTTAATGCTTGAAATCGAATGTCTCTCCACATCTCGTCGGCAAGTTGTTGTCCAATATTGTAATCCCAGCCAATTGCCTTTCGATCTAACGAACCAAACTCTCTGGCATATGTTACTCCATTTGCCCGTTCATATATGTAGGTTGCACCAGGTTTAAGACTTCCCATCTTTTTTCTCCTGTTGTACAATTCCATATTGCTTATAAATCCAATTTATAAATGCTTCGATTTCTTTACTAGGAAATGTATAGGCTTTATAAGCAATGCTAACTCGTTCTAACCATTGTTTGTCGTTCATAGTATTTTATCTAATTGAATTATTTCGCTTTGCCTGCTTATTTCTTTTACAAAATATGCACAGTTAGGTTTTTCTTGAAAGCGTGTCGGTACGGCCAACAACTGTCCATTTTTCATTTTTGGAAAGTACCATTTAACGTCATTATAAAAATTTACAATTTCAATCTTTTTAAATTCTACCCTGAACGAGCTTAATGGATTAAAACATAATGCTTCGAAACCTCTGTCGTTTAAACTAGTTAACGGTAAAATTTCAATGTCGCTAGCCGCTGTACTATCACCGACTGCAATGCTCCAATCAATAGGCATAGTCACTTCGTCTTCACCGATACGTAATACCATTGCTGGACTATTAAACGATTCTAAAAATATCAGCGGCATAAAAAAGAAATCTGGTTCTGCCGGGTTACTGTTATCTAATACAGCAAATCTAGTGCTGTCATCTACTTCATCAGGTAAGTTGTTTAGTGAAAATGTTACGTTGTCTAATGTTAATATCTGCATAATTCCTTATTTTTGCCAATCTATCTTTTCAATAGTGAACGGATATTTGGCATCCTTGTAAAATTTCTTCCTCGTCGTGAGGTGACGCTTGGCGAATTTGCAGGTCGAAGTAAGGTCCCAGATTTGTACAAAGTCTTTGTCTTCTGCTTTTCTAATGCCTCTCCCAATGCTTTGTATAACGCGGACAAAGCTCTTTCCGGGTTCAAGAAGAACCAGATTAAAAATCCTTGGAATATTAATACCAACAGCGGCCACACCGTAAGTCGCCACAGTAATCTTGTTATCATTTGTTGCATGTTCTTTGTACTCCTCTTGTCTTTTTGTGCCTTTTACTTCGCCTGAAATAAACACAGCGTCGTCTAGTAATTCAATTAATTGTTTGCCCGAGTCGATCCTATTAACTAGAATTAACGTGTTGCCTGATTCAGATAAGCCTTTGATTAGTTTTGCAATATATTCCATCCTGTCTTTGTTAGTGACAAGATATTTCAATTCTTCTGCATACGATTTAAATTCTGGTAAATCAATCATTTGCAATACGTTGACATGCAGATTACTTAAAATCCCCATTTCTTGTAATTCATGTGCCTTAATGCCGCCAATCACTGGACCAATACTTGCGAAGATAGGCTGTGCTTCGTAGTCATCTTTAGGAACGGTTCCAGTTAAGCCCCAACGTATAGGTGCATTAGATAAATTTTGTGTAAGCAAATTCTTCAAAACTTCTGCTTTTGCCATATGCACTTCGTCGACAATAACAGTCTCCACACCTTCGAGAAATTCTGCCAATGTCAACGCTGTTTCTAAGTCCCAGTTTTTTGATTTTTTATCGAGTATGTTAAGGCTTTGCCATGTACAGATAGTGTGTGTTTTCCCCAAATCTTTACGGTCACCATAATATACACCAACATCTAACCCAACGTTACGATAATCTTCTTCTGTTTGTGTAACTAAGTCTTTATTAGGAACAATAACAATAGTACGTCCGTATTTTTCTGCACTATGACTTAAGGTTGCAGTCATAATAGTTTTACCAGCGCCTGTAGCTACTTCTTGTAGTGCTTGTGTATTGTTAAAAAATCTATTAACTACTTCAACTTGGTCATCACGCAACATTATAGGCTGACCAGCGAATCGATGTCCTTCCGGCCAAACTTTACCTTGGTCTGCCCAGTAACTATTTGTAATAGGAGTAAATTCTATTTTTCCAGTGGTGCGTAAATCTTCTAATTCATCTATTTCGACACCCTGGTTAAGTAGTATTTCTAAACACTTTTCAAGTTGGCTCAAATAACCATTTCCGCCAAGGCCAAACATACTAACCATGCCATCCCATCGTCCTAATTTATAAGCAGGATGATATCTTGCAGTTGGATTTTCATATTTAAAAGCATTGGCTAACTTTTTACGGGCATCTAACGGTAACCCTTCAAATTTAATATTAACCTCATCTTTTATAACTAATTTTACAGCCATAAATTTCCTGTTTCGATAATTGGTTGTTGCTCGGTGTACGAGATTATCAAATCGCAACACATGGTGTAAGCTGCTGTTTTAGTTTGTTTGACGGAATTTCCGATAGATACCACACTCATTGGTTTCCATGCATTTTTTAGGAAAAATTTAGGTATTTTTCCATTTTGCACTACAACAATTTTTGTTGTATCATCGAGTTGAACATTGTATTGATGATCGGCAATAAATTTATTAAATTGTGAGCCGTACTCATCATTGGGTAAACGGAAATAAATTCCTATACCGTCAAAAATTCCATTTTTTTCCAAATTTTCATGAAGATTTTTCAATTCTTCTAAACAACGCTTTTGATCGTTGCCATCAAGAATTACCAAAGTTGGTAATCTTTTTAATTTTAACAAACTTGAGAAAATTTCGTCAATGCCTGTTTCTGTCTTATTGATCCAAACTTTGTTATTTTTACGAAATGCGATTTTTTCGGTCAAATTTTTCGGATTTTCTGGTGGTTCCTTGGGGATGTACTGATAACGTACACTTCGGTCATGTATGATGTTTTTATCAATGGCCGTCTCGAGACCTAAGTCAGATGTTATTGCCTTTTGAAAATTTGAATGAGAAAAATTTGTCAGTAAAAACTGATTTTTCACCTCAATTTCTGACCACGATTTTATGGTGGTGTAAAAATTCAGAATTTTTTCGTCAATTTCGAAATTCTGCGGTTGGAGTATGTCGACTAGTTTAATAATATTTTTTTCAGTTAAGTCGGCACGATAAAATTTTCCTGAGTTACTTTGTGACAACCCTAAAATTTCCTTCCATATACCAGTCATTAGCTTACGTAACGGTGAAGAAAATGCAAACTCGATAATAATGCCAGGTTCGTCATTATCGAGGTACATTTTTTTAGTTTTGTCAACTGGTCGAAAAGTTTTTGACCAAACAGGCAAGGATACTACCAAAGATACTTCTTCAGATAAATCACCAAATTTCCCTAAATTTTCATTTAATATTTTTAACAGTAATCTTCCTTGATTTTCTGTGATAAAATTAGGTGATGCTACTATTTTTCCTAGACTTTTTAAGACTTTTAAATCTCGTGATTTAACTGAGCTTAAACTACCTTCAGGAAGTTTGAGTAATTGTAATAGAATGTTATCTACTGTTGTCATATTCTTATTGTACACAAGTTGTTAACAAAGGTCAACCTTTTGTGAAAAAAATAGGCCTCAATATTATTTAAGGCCTATGGTCTGCCGTTTGGGCAAATTACTATATCGATGCGTCTTCCATACCAGCAACACGTAATTTAACAATATTTGTTAATTGCCATTGCTTTTGATCGAGTGCTTTAGTAATACCTAACCATTTGTTGCGAAGCAAAGCAAACTCGTTAATAATTTTTTCAAAATCAACTACGTCTGCTTCACCTTCAACAAACTTTTCACAATCACGACTGCTTAATGCACGTTGATAGTTTTCAAGATATTTTCTAAAGTGCTGACTTTTTAATCGTCGAAGTTCGATGTTAAGATACTCAAGAATTGCTTCAATTTCTTGTAATTGTCCAAAACGCTGTTCTACAACTCCAGGCATAGCTGCTGCGGCTCGTTCTACATTTCCCGTTATACGGCATTCTTTCTTTGCCTCCAACAGCTCTGTGTTGTAAAATTCTACTGCGTCTGGGATATAAGAAATATCCTTTGCAATTTTAGTGTACCACATTAAAAATCAAGTTCCTTATAATCGTCATCGTCGACATCTTCTTCATCAAGATAATATTCAATAGCAGAGTCTAAAGTTTCATCAACACCTGTTGCACTTTGCAACACTTTGTCGCTAACTCCATGGTCTGCTAAAAGATCTATGTATCTTTCAGCAACAAGTTCTAGTTGTTTCTTATCAATGTAATCTGCAAAAAGCAACCAAATATCACCAATTTGTGTTTCATTCAACATTCTCGTCTATCTCCTCTGGAACGGTAGTTGTTAAAGTTTTGACATCGAATTTCTTCATTATCATATCTAATTTATCATCTTTCCATTCTTTTCGGTAGAATTTGAACTCTTCACCTGTCTCTGGATCAACCCACTTCAAGCGGTTACCTTCTTGTTTTAACAAGCCTGCTTTTTCAAACATGTCTACTAGACCACTGTAAGGATTCATACCTGTTTCATATGGAATCTTAACTTGTAGTGTTTCGAAAGGTTTAGCGTAACGTGTTTTCATAATCTTACATGCGGCACGAATACCGTTGACTTCTGAAACTTTGTTACCGTCTTCGTCTTCTTTCAACTTCAACTTCTTCATGGCAACCACAATAGAAGATGCGTAAACGAAGCCTTGTCCGCCTGAGATCTTATCATCCGGGTCGAACATATCTTGCGAAGCGTATGTATGATTTGTAGCAACAAGTCCAACATTATAATTTCCAAACATGTTTACACAGTTACGTACCAGTGCGGTAAGTGCTTTAGGTTTACGGCCCATGTCGCCTTTTAGGTCGCCCGCTTCAAACTGATTAACATCTGTCGGGGTCAGCAACATACCAAGACTGTCTATAACAAATAAAACTTTGGGACGTTCTTCCATTGCCTTGTACTCTTTCATGAACTCGTTGATAGTTTTAGCAACATCGTCAATCATAGCCATGTTAAGTTTAAGCAACTTATCTTCACCAGTATCTACGCCTAATGCGTGTAACCATTTCTCGTCAAGAGCGTTTTCACTGTCAATCAAGATACAATAAATGCCTTGAGCTTGTGCGTTCTTAATAATGTTACCAGAACAAATATAGCTCTTGCCCGCGCCTGATTCTCCGGCAAACACAGTAACTTTGCCTAGCGGAACACCTTTGTTAAAGTCTCCGCTGATGAGATAGTTCAAAGCAAAATTGCCTGTACTAACCCAATCTGTAGGATCATTGAATCCTACACCAAGTCCATCAATAGACTTAGTTAGTGTCTTTCTAAATTTTGATAAATCGAATGCTTTAGTGGCCATAATTATTGATCCAATGGTAATGTATTCCACTCT